CGCCCGGTCGACATCAGAGGTTGAGAATGAGCAGCAACACACACCCGATCTTTGTGACCTCCACCCCGGCCGATGTCGTGCGCCGCTGGATCGGTGAGGCGACCCGGGAGGGGCTACAGGACTATCTCGTCGAGCGTATGGCCGAGTCTGTTGGCGGCACCGCTGGCGACGTGTACGCGGTCGCGCGCGGCTCGGCTCCTCACCTCGATCAGCTTCTCGATCCCGATCTCGTGCAACGGCTCGCCACATCGATCGGGGAGTCGCCGCTGTCGCTGGCGTACCGGACGGTCTTGCGCTTCGATCTGTCAGCCATGGAAGACGAAGAGGAGGAGCGCGGCACCATGGAAGACGACGAAAAGCGACCCAGCTACCGCTTCGTCATGTCCGACGCCGAGCCCGATCGGGCGGACGACATTGTAGAACAGTCGTGGGATCTGTCAGAGTTCCGGCAAAACCCGGTCGCCCCCTACAACCACGACTACAGCGCGCCCCCGATTGGCCGCTGGGCCAATGTCGAGGCGTCCGGCGGCGTGCTGCGGGGGACGCTCATCCCTCCTCCTGTCGACAGCTACCCGCTCTCACAGACGGTCGCGGCGCTTCTGTCAGAGGGTGTGCTTCGCACCGTGTCGGTAGGGTTCCGCCCGGGCGCCGTGATCAGTCGGGCATCTCTCGCCGCCGATGACGACCGCCGAGCCGATCGCGGGGCCGTCTACGTCTCGCCGCGACTTCTGGAGGCGAGCGTCACCCCGATGCCCATGAACCCGCGCGCAGCTCTCGCCCGCATGATCGAAGCTCAACCCGTGTCGCGCTCGGTCTCCGTAGCGCCCCGGGCCAGCGGCCTACCCTACGCGCCCGCACCCACGCCCGAGCCCACACCGGGCGACGGGTTCCCCTGGTCTTGACTTGTCCCCTCACTCATGTTCCGTGATAGAACATGAGCACCGCCCATGCTGGGCACCTCACCACAACCGGAGCAAAACCATGCCCCAGACGCAAGCCGAGTGGAAGGCGTTCGCCGCCTCCACGACTGAAAAGGCCCAGCAGCTCGCCCAAAAGGTCGAAGCAGGCGCCCGTACTCACACCGAACAGAGCGAACAGATCGCACGCATGGCGGACGATCTCCGCACCGTGCGGCAGGAAGTCGCAGAAGCGACTGCCCGCAACGTCGACCCGATGGCCACCCTCGGCGGCACCGATCGCGAGCTGGTCCAGAAGTTCATTGACACCGATGGGCGCGTGTTCCTTCGCGGTCACGACTCCGACGATCCGGCGCTTTTCCGCTCCGACTCGGCCGGGCTCCTCGCCTCTCGCCCCGTCAACGATGCACATCGCAACCTGATCGAAGCTACAGAGGCGCTCTATGTCGTCGCCGTCGCTCGCCACGGCCGCGACGCATTCGACCACCGCGGACAGGGCTACCGGGCCGACGTCATCCGCAAAGAAACCAAGGCGTGGAACAAGGTTCAGCGCGCATGGTCGCGTATGCCGGCCCCAATTCGTCGGGCATGGGACGACCAAAACGGCAGCGGCGGCGAGTTCATCCCGACCCCGCTCCTTGCCTCGCCCATGTGGCAGGTCGAGGAATACGACCCCGACGGTCTGATCGGTCTCTTCGACCAGATCACGATCCCGTCTGAGTCGGTCGAGCTTCCCGTCGGCACCGCGTACCCCGTCCCCTACAAGGGCGGCGGTGCTACCGGTGACAACCCGGCCGCACTTGCGAAGGCAAGCGTCGGTACCGACAAGCTCACTCTTACCGCGAACCCCATGTATACCATGGTGTTGATCCACGAAGACGCCGCGAGTGACTCCATTGTCGCCGCGTTCCCGTTCATCCGTGAAGCCATCTCGCGAAGCCTCGCGATGGGTCTCCGTCTGTGCATCCTCAACGGAGACACCGCAGCGACCCACCAGGACGATATCGCTAACTGGAACCTCCGCGGCTACTTCGGAGCCGTAGACGCTGGAAGCATCGACTACCGGCGCACTTTCATGGGTCTCCGCGCTATCGCGCTCGACGACTCGAACGGCGTCAACCGCTCGACTCACAGCCTGTCGACGCTCTTCAGCGACATCAACGCTGTAGGCGGCCCGCGCTCGGTTCCCGGCGATATGCCAATCATTACCAGCCCTGAAGGGTACCTAAGCAACTTCGTTGGCCTAAGCGGAGTCGTTTCGGCCAATGATTACGGCACCCGGGCCCCAATCGCGGCCGGTGAAGTGGGCTCTATCGCAGGTCATCCGATCATCATGACCGACGCGATGCCCGCCGACCTCTCTGCCGCAGGCGTCTACGACAACGTGACCAAGACCAAGACGGCTTATACCGTGCTTAATCGTCGCATGTTCCGCCGCATCGTGCGGGCCGGCGCTACCGTGTCGCTCCAGAATGACATCACGGTTGCCGGTACCTACATGCGCGCACGTCAACGCGTCGGGTTCAAGGACATGACGAAATCCGCCGACAAGGCAGTCCGCTACGCCTACAACATGAGCAAATAGGGATCTGACATGAGCCAATCCAACGAATTCTACACAGCCCAGCTCTACATCCCGGTCAATAGCGCGACCGCTGGCAACCTCGACGATCTGTTTTGTGTCAACCGCCTCGGCGGCAAGGCGCAGGTCACAGCCGTCGACTACGTGTCGGACGGTGGTGTCACCGCGAACGATTCCAACAACAAGACGTTTACCGCGTCGGTTGCGGGCGTCTCGATCGGTGCAATGACTACCAGCACAACCGGCACCGGCACCATCGCTGACGGCGGGGTCGCATCGATCACGCTCTCGGCGGCCGGTTCCAACCTCGTAGCCGAGGGTGGAGCGGTCAAGGTCGCGATCACCAAGACCGGATCGGGCGTCGCGGTGGCGGGTACGCTCGCTGTCACCATGCAACGGGTGCGCGCTGACTGATGGTGATCGACCGCGCCATCCGGAGCACGATTCCGGCGCCTGCTGTGCCCCCTGGGGCGCTCGCAGGTGAGGCGCGGCCTATCATCGCCCGGGTTCGCTCGGGCGCTTGTGACGCCTACCTCGCGCCGCTGCGGGCCATCGAGATCGACGGCTCGGGGCGGCGGGCTGTGCTGTCAGCAATTGACGCGCGGTCTCGTCTCCTGATCAGAGGTCTGTGATGGCTCTCGCCACCGCTGCCCAGGTTCGGGCGCTGTCTCCGTCGCTGTCGTCTGCCGATGACACGACGATCAACGCGCTGATCGCTCGCATTGACGCGGCGTTTGCGCGGTATTGCCTGCATCCGTCCCCCGACAGCGGGGCGCCAACGATGGAAGCGGCCACCTACACCAGCTTCCCGGGACGCTACGATCTCGGGATGGGCGACGACGCGAACGTGTGCGTCGTACCCACACCGCCGATCCTGTCAATCACGTCGGTTCACATCGACGCCGAACAGGATTACGGGTCTGACAGCCTCCTCGCCGCGGCCGAATACGTCAAAGACGGCCGCCGGGTTGAGCTGACAGTCGACGCCGATCACATCTGGGGTCACAGCCACAGGGCAAACAAGGTGATCGTGTCCGCTGGCTACACAATCGCGGACCACCCCACGCTGACAGACGCGGCAATCGTCCAGTGCATCCACCAGATCGGCAACACGTCGACGGCCGGATCGACCTCGACACAGACCCGCGGGGGCTCTCGCTCCGTGGCTCCGCTGTCCCTTCTGCCCGAGGTCCGCGAGATGCTCGCAGACTACCGTCTTGCGGTGCCGTGATGGAGCGCTTGACGCCAGAGGAATGGGAGCGCAGGTGTGAGGAAGCCGGGCCGCGTTTGGCCCGTGTGCTCCAACGTCGGGCGACTGCTATCGCGCTCAAAATGCAGAGTCGCGCGGTCGGCAACGCGTCGCGACGCCTGAAGACGCCCACCGGAAACCTCAAGCGCAGTATTGCCGGGCGCGTCGTCCAAGGCGGGCGCATGGTGGCCACGGTCGACAACAGCGGACAGGCGTCGCTATTCGGGCGCACGAGGCAGGGCGTACCGCTCGCCGCGATTCTTTCGGCAGGCGGGCGCACGAAGGGCAAAAACGTGATCTACGCGCGGATCCAAGACCAAGGCGGCACGGTCACCCCGAAGAATGCGCAGTGGCTCGCCATCCCAGACAAGAGCGTCAAAACCAACGGCGGCCGACCCCGCTACGCCTCGCCGCGCGACTACCCCGGGCGGCTGTGGTTTCACGTCATCCAAGAGGGCACAGGTAAGAGCGCGTCGGCGGTGCTTCTCGAAAAGGTCGGAGACAAGAATGTTGGCCGGTGGTGGCTGCGGAAAGAGGTTGAGATCCCAGCGTCGGGCTTTGCTCGCCGCGCGTGGTTCAAGACCCGATCCGAGGTGCCGCAGACGCTCGGGGATGCCGTCGACGTCGCCTACCGCGCGCCCGGTAGCATTGCCGCGGAGGGTCGATGACCACCGTCAACCGGAACACAATCGCGACCGCGCTTGACGGGGTGCTGTCTGCGATCAATGGATCGGGCTCATACACCTACGATCTCAGCGGAACGGGGCAGGTAGAACAGCTCGACTTGGCTGGTCCTCCGTTGTCCCGGGTCCGGCCCTACGTGGCCTATTACCTCGGGCCGCGTCAGGACATCCGAGGGGGCGCGGGCTCGGATCTGTCGCAGTATGGGCAGACCTTGACCATCGACCTTCTGGGAGTCGTCACGGGCGGGGCATCGCCCGCGGCTGCGGTCACGGCGGCCAACAATTTAGAAGCTGACATCGTGCTCGCCCTTCACGGCGCGCGCAACCTCGGCGCGGCTGCGGTCCACGATCTGACCGTCTCCACGGAGATCGTTACCGGTCCCGAGGTCGACGGCCGATCCCGCGACGCATACGTGGCCATGACGGTCGAGCTATTCTGGTCGAGGACATAGATAATGTCGTGGTTTTCAGCAAACAGCCTCTACCGGGCGCCGATCACCGTCAACAACATCGGCGGCGCGTCGACGATTGACGTAGCGGTCACCATTCCAGGCGACTGGGGGGCGTTCTGGTCAAACGTCCAGACGAATGGTCACGACATCAAGATCACCGACTCCGACGGTGTGACCGCGCTCACCTTCGCCCGGGACACGTTCGATCACGCCTCTCGGTCGGCAATCATCGAGATCAACGTCTGTACACCCGACAGCGCAGACGGGACAGTCATCGCCTACATTTATTGGGGGCAGAGCAGCCCCACCGATACGGCGTCGAGCTTCACCGTGTCAGGCCCTAAGATCGGGACTGTGTTGGCTTGCAAGCCGGCGCCCGGTGCTGTCATCGTCCAGGCCGAAGCGCCGCCCGTGGGCGAGGATGTGCCCCGCACCCGCTACGCGTGGCCACCCGGGCAGGCAGGGTGGATCGGGGCAGACGTCTCGGCCGCTCTCCGAACGCAGCAGATACCGCTCCGCGGCGCCGCCGCCCTCGCCACCACCGTCGCCGCCGCTGCCCTCACCACCGCCCTCGCCACCGCCCTCGCCACCGCCACTGCCCCCACCGACGATGGCGCCGAGCTTGGCGCCGAGCGTTGCGCCGAGCACATCCCCGAACGCGTCGCCGAGTGCGTCGCCGAGCGCCACGCCGAGCGCCTCACCAAGCGCCTCCCCGAGCGCGTCGCCCAGCGCGTCGCCGACCACGCTGTCGCCGAGTGCGTCCCCGCGCGCGTCACCGACCACGCCGTCGCCGAGTGCGGCTCCGAGCCCGTC